GCATAAAGTTTTTGTAGATGTAATAGAGCCTGCCTTTCGTAAACTTGTAGAAAACATTTATTATACCTATAATTTTAATAAAATATTGTGGGATAGAGAACAGATTGAGCATGAAGTAATGACCCATCTGTATGAAAAGTTAAGCAAGTTTGACGTAACTAAAAATAAGAAATCTTTTTCATATTTTGGCACCATCACAAAAAATTGGATGATTCAGCGATGTAATGCTGATAAAAACAAACGATTTATTGATGATGACAATCAAGATATTATTGTGCAGAATATTAGTATACATGCATACGAGGAAGATGAAGTTGTGCGACATAATGAAGAGTTTATAAATGAAATCATTGGAGACTTTGACGATTGGGATGCCAAAGATAACTATACAAGAGATGATTTTGCTGTTTTAGAAATAGTCAATGATATACTCAAAAACTATGAGAGATTCAATATTTATAATAAGAAGCAACTTTATGTTTATATTAGAGAGGCAACAGATTTACCGAGCCGTAAAATAACAAAGTCGTTAAAGAAAATAAAATTGGATTACTTTAGTGTAAGAGAAGATTTTATAGGTTAAGATGGATGAGAAAGAAATAAAAGAAAAAGCGGAAAGATATGTTGAGCTATTGTCATCTTATGAAAATTATATGCAAGCATTAGAAAAAGTTACAAACAAAGTAATAGAAACAAGAAAAGAATTAGTTTTTTTAGAAGGTGAGTTAGAGAAAGTTGGAGCCAAAATAAAGGATGTGGAGTAGGTAATGCGTACAGGTGGTGAAAATTTACAGCAAGAATTTAATAGAGGGTATGATTTTATTCTCAACACTTATGGTGCTGCAGAAAATATTATGCCCAATAAGAATGCTCAAATAATTTTAATAAAGGGCATCGTAATAGATATTGATTTTGATGTAGATAAGAACTATAAGTTGAGCGCAGATCAATCTACATTTAGTATTTATGCTAAAATTATAGGTGAAGATTTAGATGTAGAGCGTCCGGATTTACAAGTTCAAAAAATATATTATTCCCCTCTGTTGCCCATCCACAATATTTCTATACCTGAAATTGGCGAAGAAATATTAATAATGAGAGAAAGCACTAATATTTCTTCTAGAGGATATTATATAGGGAGAATAGGTACTTCTAACCGATTAAACTATACAGCCGCACGTAATTATATGGATAGTTTAGAAGAAGGAACTACATCACCGGAGTTTAAATATGGGTTTTCTTTTAATGTTACTGAACTAAGAGATAGAAGATCTTATGAATCTCCTAGTGATGAAATAAGCTCTATTTCTATTCCCGTAACATTTGGTGACGTTGTACAACAAGGAAGATCTCAAACTTATTTAAGACATTCCTTTAGTAGAGTTAATAAAAAAGGGGTTTTAGAACAGGGCATTCGGGGTGTTGATCAACCATTTTTTCCTCCAACTGTTGATCCGTCAAACCCCTCTATAGGTGATACATCAACAAAGAACATTCATTTTGTAGATAGTTCTATAATGGGTCTGGGGCCATACCCATTAAACTCTACTTTAGAGGGTGATTTGTCACAAGGCCAAGAAAATGGGCCTCAAAAAACAATGATAGTAAATATTGCTGATGAATTATATAATATCTCTTCTAATCAAACTGACACATCTATGTATCGACAAGTTTTAGGAGAAAAATTAATAAAACATCAATCACAAACAAACGATTTAATAAAAACTATGTTAGATGGGTTAACAGGCTTAACAGAAACGGTACAGGTCTTATTAGATGCATTTGTTAATCACGAACATGCGCTCCCTAAAATAGAATTAAATTTGGAAAAAAGCATTACTTCTGCTGATAGATATGTGGTTCCAGCAAGATATGAACAACAAGCGCCTCAGAAGATTACGGTCCCTTCTAGACGGGTTAGGGTTAGAACGGGGTATAATAGGGTAAGAAGGAGGGCTATTTATAGTTATGTCAATATGCCCGGTTTCCAAAGAGAAGTAGAAAGACCACCTAAGCTAGTCGAACCTGCAAAAACAGAAACTAGAAAAATCTCGCAAAAAATTAATTTTGAAGCTATTATTGGGGGTGAAGAAGATCCAAAATTTACGGCACCTATAGAAACGGACAGTGGCGATCTCGAGAATCCGGCTCCATTAGGTTTAAAAACACAAAAAGTTAATAATGATACAGAAGAATTAATAGATTTATTTAATGAACAAAAAGAAAAGTTGAATACTATATTTAATAGAACAACAGATTTTCTTAGTAAGAATCAATTTATTAATTAATTGAGATTTTATTATGGCAACAAATGAAAATTATACCAATGGGTTACCTACAGTAGATCCTTTTTATCCGGATGGATATACATCTACTGATCAAGATCGGCAACGGTTAGCCGCTCAAAAATCAAAATATAATCCAACTAATGGTGCAGTAAATTTTAAATTTCCATTAAAGTCTGCAAATCATGGGTTTTTTCAGAGTAATAAAACCACTATTAGCGCAGTTAGAGAAGATATAAAAACTCTCTTAATGACAGTAAAAGGCGAGAGGGTTATGCACAAAGAAATGGGCACCAATATTCCTGTATTGAGTGGTCAATTGTTTGAACCTATTCATAGAGTTGAGTTGTTAGAAAAAATAAGAATGGAAATAAATGTAGCTATTGAAAATTATTTACCTTTTATTAGTTTGCAGAATGTGATTTTAATAACAAGTGAAGAAGACGATACTTTAAAAGAAAATCAAGTTAGAGTATCAATGGCCTATATTATAAAAGATCAACAAGCTATGGGCGATACGCTCACATTTACAGTAACGTCTACGTAGAGAAACAAAATGCCAACACGAAGTTTAAATAGAGATATTAGTTATTTATCTAAAGATTTTGATTCCATTAAGTCCGATTTAGTAGATTATGTTAAAAGATACTTTCCTAATGAGTGGCGAGATTTTAATGATGCATCTGGCGGTATGGCTATATTAGAGTTAATGGCTTATGTAGGGGATATACTAAGCTTTAATATTGATAGGCAAGTAAACGAAGCTTATATTAATAGGGCGGTTGAGACTAAAAATATAGTTTCATTAGCTGAGAATTTCGGATATACCCCAAGAAATAATACGCCAGCAGTTGTTAATCTTTCAATAAGTGCTAATTTTACTACTTCAGTATCGGGTCAAGAGTTATGTAAATTGAAAAAAGGTGCTAAAGTTTTTACTAATTTTGAACCTATTGTGCCATTTGAAATACTTGGAGATGTTGATTTTTCACAACCTTCTAATAGAATAGTAAATGCTGATAATAATGGGACCACTACAGTATCAGTAACCGGAGTGTCGGCTGTTGCAGGTGTTACTAAAACTTTTTCTCATAAGGTTGATGATCCTATAAAGTTTTTGAAAATTACTTTACCAGATAGCAATGTAAATGAAGTAGTTTCAGTATCCGCTACTGATGGTGCTGAATATTATCAAGTAGATTCATTAGCTAGAGATACAATATTCATCGGTGAAATAAATGGAGATGCAGCATCTTCAGGCGATGCGGCCTATATATTAAAAATAAAAAGAATACCTAAAAGATATACAGTAGAAAAGGAACCTAATGGGTTAACTTCTATAAGATTTGGACCTGGAGTTTTAACCGAGTCTGATTCTGAAGTAATTCCTAACCCCAATGATTTTGTTTTACCGCCATCTTTACGAGGATCTCCCTCCGGATTTGCACCATCTACTATAGATTCTACTAATTTTTTAAAAACAAAATCGTTAGGAGTAGCTCCGCGTAATACAACTATAGTGACTACATATAGGCAGGGTGGTGGTGTAAATGGTAATGTAGGCCCGGGCACTATAACAAGATTTGTAGAAAAAGAATTACAATTTGTGACTCCTAATTTTCAAAGTATTTCTGGCGCTGCTTCACAATCAGTATTTAATAGTGTGTCGTGTAATAACGGAGATCAAGCAAGCGGCGGTGAAGAAGGTGAAAGCGTCGCCTCTGTAAAAATAAACGCTATTAACAATATGAACTCACAATTAAGATGCGTTACATTACAAGATTATCAAGTTAGAATAATGTCTATGCCCGCTCAATTTGGTAGTGTCTTTAGAAGTTTTGCTAGAAAAGATCCCAATAATAATTTAGGTGTAGAGTTATTTTTGATAACGAGGAACGCTGATGGGCAGCTTACTTTACCTAATAATGTTATTAAAAATAATGTTGAAACTTATGTGAAGCAATTTAGATCTTTTTCCGATACTGTTAAATTAAGCGCTGGTAGGATTATAAATATAGGGGTAGATTTTACTATAGTGCCAGCTCCGGATGCTAATTTTGCTGAAGCATTAATGAATACTATCTTATTATTACAAAGACAGTTTAATACGGCACGAACAAATTTTAATGACGATATAGTAATTTCGGAACTTATATCTCTTGTACAAGCGCAGAAGTCGATTTTATCTGTACCGAAGTTTAATATAGTAAATAAAGTAGGGACTATTAATAGTAGAGGATATTCTAATACATCTTATAATATATTAGCAAACACTACATCCGGAATATTAAGTTTTGGAATGAGAGATGTGTGGGAGTTAAAATATCCTAATTTTGATATTATAGGTAGAACTGCTGATCAATCAACAGCCGCAGCTCAAGGTGTTGCCGGTGGCAGCGCTGGCGGTGGATATTAATGAGAGAATAAAATGAGCTACGCAAGAGCATTTTCAAAAATAGATACTTGGATTACGGAATATTCTACAACTGCTAATTTTGGTTTAACACCTGTATTAGAAGTTTGGAATAAGATTAATGATCGCCGTGATGATAGAAAAGAATGGGCAAGAATGTTGATGAAGTTTGGTCTTACTTCTCTAAGTGCTGGTATTGTAAGCACTGGTAAGTATCCCGACCCAAGAACAAATTCCAATGTTTCTGCTTATATCTATATGTTTAACACACCTTCTACAGATACAATACCGGAAAATTTTGAGATATGGAACTTTCCTCTTACATCAAATTGGATTGAAGGTCGTGGATTAGATAATGATAATTTTAGTAATACGGGATTTGCGAACGCTCTATCAGCTACAAATTTAGTGCCTTGGAAAACTGGTAGTAATGCGGGTCAAACAGGTGCGAATAATTATGTAGGATATGCCACTAAGGTTTATGACTCTAACTCTGGCTCTTGTAGTTTTGCTAATGGTGAAGAAAACCTTAAAATAGATGTAACAGATTATTTTAAAGCATATCTTAATTATTCTGAAGGCACAGCCATCGCTAATGGTGGATCTGCTGATCATGGTTTTCTTTTGAGAATGGCAGACGCACAAGAATGTAAAGATGCTACTGAAGCTACCGCAGCTGGAGTGGCTAATTCAGTATCGGCTCAAAACTTTTATTCTAAGAAGTTTTATAGTAGGGAAACTAACACACAAAAATCGCCTTACTTACAATTAGAATGGCCCGGCGCAATCAAAGACGATAGGAGCACTATAAAGTTTTCTAAATCGGGATTGTTATTTTATTATAGCGTTGTTGATGGCGCCTTAACTGATTTAAATGGAACCGGGCCTTTTCCTGGTCATGTAACATTAAGTGCAGATGGAAACACAACAGTTGCAGGGAGCACAGGAATTTACTTAGGTATCGCCGTTACGGCTGGCCGTCACTCAAAAGGAGTTTATAAAGTTAATGTTGGTGACGCTGGAACCGAAACTGCTGCTGCTGGCTTAACAGGAATAAATATTGGAGTTTCATCAGCGACTTCTTTTACAGATAGTTGGACGGTTACTACTGCTGGCGAATATAGAACCGATTCGTTTAACTTTAGTTGTATACTACCGACATCGGGACATAGTAATTATACTACGGCTAATTATCAAATTACATTAAGTAATCTTACACCTAAGTTTCAACCTGGAACGACTCAGCGTATTAGAGTCAATATAAAGGATAGAACTACTGCTTTAAAAAGTGTTACGGGTAGTAGCACCGCTCAAAATAATTTCGTTGTTAAGGCTGGTAAAATTCAAATTAGAGAAAAATATACCGATGATATTGAAATTCAAAATTTTGATATCTCATATGACTCTCAAGGTAATTTCTTTGACTTAGACACTAACCTTTTATATGTGGGTATTCCGTATAAGGTGTATATGGAATTAGAAGTTCGTGGCGATATCTTTTATTATGACTTCCCCGAAAGATGGGATTTTGTGGTAGGTGAGTCTTATGATACTGAGGATACCAACCCATCTTCTCTAGCAAAAAAAACTCGTAGTGCTGACTATGATTATGGCCTTCTATAGGAAAAAATAAATGGCAGACTCTGGATATTCTTATGATACATTAGTTGCATCTTTATCTGCACTAGGAACTACAAGTGGATCGTTAGTAAGTCTTTCTCTTACTGGCAATGATTCAAAAGTTTTGCCTCTTGTTAATTATGGCGATTTTTCTCAGCACATATTTTTTGGGAATGCTATACGTAAATTTAGAACATCCTATGACCGAATTATTTCTGAATATCCTATTGGTGCAAGCGGTACAGATACAGCGTCCTTATGTGCTGCAAATATTTTTAAAGTAGATGAATTTAAAAAGAAATCTACAGGGTTTGATTTATGGGTCTTAAATAAGCTAGGAATAACAGGTTCTAGTTCGGCGGATATAAATGCCTCACCTAATGCCACAGTTAATGCTACTAATCAAGATGGTGATTTAGTTCCCTTAATTTTCATTGATAGAGGATTAACTAATAGTTTAACTGGATCGCAAACCGGTGTGCGAGATTCTATTTCTGCACGAGCAGTTAATTTTGAAGAAGAGAACTTAAATGTTGTTGATAGAACCTCTGGTACAGCTGAATATTTAACTGTTACTACAGACCCTCAAGGATTGAAAAATAGCTCCGCTAGAAGAGCTATTATTGAATTACCTTCAACCGCTGAGACTAGAGTTACACGCGGCCCATCTCTTAAGAATATGTTACCTTCAATACTGTTTATGGGAGATGAAGATCAAATTCTTGAGAAGACATTAGCCGCAATGGGTGATGAATTAGATGAAATAAAATTATTCATTGATCAAATATCTAATGTTAAAAGAATAAGTTATGATAAATATGATAGAGTTCCAAATAAATTTTTACCAATTTTAGCGGAGGATTTTGGAGTAAAACTTTTTGGAATGGCTACTAATAGTGATTTTCAAAAATATTTAACTGAATCCACTTCTGGATCTACTCGCCAAGAAATAACTTATGATATTTGGAATAAGATTCTTAACAATATCGTTTATCTTTTAAAAACCAAAGGTACTAAAGAGGCAGCAGAGTCTATTAATAGAATATATGGCGTTGATCATAATTTTGTTAAATATAATGAATACTCTGCTTTCCATAAGCCAGATGCTATTCGTATTACAGAAGAAACAAACGTCCCTGTGTTTTATACTTCAGGCGATGCTTTTATTCAGACTACTTCGGATGCAACAACTGGATCTGCATTATCTTTTGATTTTCCAGCCTCTACTAACTTTACCATACAAATGAGAGTTTCTGCCACCGCTGATCATAGTAGTATGACATTACTTAAGCACCCGTTATATACAATTGATATGGATGCAAGTGGAAGGGCGGCTTTTAAATCTGCGACTACTGCTTCAATGTCTGCTATTACAGATTTAACTTCAATGTCGGGGTGGATTAAAGGTGGTGGTAGTGCAGATAATTTTGTAAATGTAGTAGCATCGCGTTCTGGTGATACATTAAAAATATGGACAATGGCTTTATCGGGTTCTCCAACGGGCGGGCATGATGTAGTTGTGTATTCGTCAGGCTCTACCGCTCATTATGATGTAGCAAGAATTAACTTTTCTTCTACGGGTGGAGTGGGAGCTAATTCTGTAGGTGGAACTAATTATTCACAATTTCCAGCTTATTTTCCGGCGTCTGGTTCATTTACAGGATATATGCACGAAGTAAGAACTTGGCATGAGGTGGCCTTACAAGATGAGGATTTGTTTGAACAAACAAGAAATTTTGAATCAGTATCATTTCAAAACTCTACTGGCTCAGTAAACACGGTTGGACTTACAAACAAAGCCAACTTTTCTAGTTTATCTGCTCATTATAAGTTAAGAGAAAATATTGTTTTAACTGGATCAGCAGCTTCTTACAATTATATAGTGGATTCTACAACTGCTGGAAATACTGCGCACCCTGTTTCTTTTGGAGGGTTGACGGGCAAACATTATAGAGTTTTTGATAATCAAAAAAAATTATTGAGATTTTCACCGGTGGGTTTGGCTGCTGATAATGATAAAGTTAATACAGGTACTGATACTGATAGAATAATTGATACAGGGTATGTAAGCTATGCCTTAAGCCCTATAAGTGTTTTAAATGACAGTATTAGAAATTTTTATCAAAATTTAGATGTTGCTGGTGCAATGGGTGACCCGGAAGATTTATTTAGAAAAAAATATACTGGACCTATCGCAGCTCAATGGCATGATATAACAGCACAAATGGGGTTGGCTCCGTCAGCTACATTTGCTACACAATCTTCTACTTCCTGGGATAGAATACGAACCGGTGGTGGTGTTTTAGGTAGTAGTGTTAGTGGCGCCAGCGGTAATACTACAAGTGTAACTGACCTTAATGCATTTGTTAAAGCAGTTTCTAATTTTAATGATACTTTTGGGGGTATTTTTACCTTTATTAAACAGTTCATTCCCGCTAAGACAAATACCTTAGCTGAGGGTGTGTTCATTGAAAATCACCTCTTAGAACGTCCAAAAATGAAGAGAACTTTTGGGTTGAGAGAGTCAACTGGAACAGGTTATGTTGGCGCACCCACTATGTCTGGTGATCGGGGTGTTATTTCTTATGATGAAGGTAAAACTCCAAATAATCAAGTGCCGAGTTTAATTGATATTGCTGTTACATCATTCACTGTTAACAATCATTATAACCCAGCTAATCTTTCTACTCAAGGAAGTAATAGCGCCAATGACTCTACACTAATAGCATCTGCCTCTACTACTGCTGATTTTCAAGGATACCAATATCACAACGGCGTACAAGAATTTTTAGATAATAGTGTTACAACAGTAAGAAACGTATCATCTTTGAGTGTTAACAGCTCTACAAACGTGCCACGATTTTTACCCACAAGAATAGGGCGAGCTTTGCCATTAACAATAAAACCATCGGCCGCTGCAGCAGCTGCTGTAGAATTAACTACAGATGCATTGCTTATTTCACCTACTGCCACCCCTATATCTGCTAATATTCGTGCAGTTATAAAAGGTAGTGTAAGAATGTTAGCACGAGGTAATGTTTTTAAAACAGAAATGCCAGCTCTGCGGTTTGATTTTCCGGCTTCGGGCAATGGTGATAATTATTTTGAAGCTACAGTAGGAAATATAGCCGAAGGTAGAGGTAGAACAATAAAAGAAAAAGATGTAAGCTTTACTACTAATTTAGAAACAGGTAATGTTGAGTTTGAATTAAGACTATCTGATGGTATTAGATCTTTAACTGGTGAAGACCGTGTTTCCCAAATTATAGTTGATGAAACTGCTTCAGGCTCAATAGGTATTGTTCCTATACGTATAACAAATCTCTTTAATAATGAAACAACGATATTTAGAGTAGCTATAAACTCTGATTCTACTAAGGATACAGAGCTTATTAGACAAATTCAAGAACAAGGTGGTACAACATTACAATCTTAAATGGAGGAACACGTAAATGAATTATCTTAATCGTTTTAAGCAAATATCAGACGAAGCGGCTGAAGCTCTACAAGGTTTGGTTAGCGACATGATCAATAAGAATACTACTAATATTTTAGAAGTAGGTACTTATGCAGGTCAAACAACTTTAAGGTTAGCTGCTGCAGCTTCTAAGTCTCCATCAGTAAGGGTTATTTCAATTGATGAAAATCATGATTCTTTTAGCCCTACTGCTGAAGAATCACTAAAGGCAAGCAATCTTTTTAATACATCAGTTGAATTTGGTGAATTGGATAGGCGCTTTGAAGAAAATATTGTGAAAGCAAGCATTATTTATATTGATAGGTTTCATAATAAGATTGATGAAAAAATGGATCTCATTAAGAAGAATGTTATTGTCCCTACAAAGGTAATTTACCGAAACCCAAAAAATTCGGGTGACTTTCCATTTGAAGTTACTGAAGTTGCACCGGAAGTAAAACCAAGAGCGAGAAAGAAAGCTCCAACAACTGAAACAACTGAAACAAAAGAAATCAAAAAGGAAACTACGTAAATATTTATATAGGATTTATGTTGCTATATATATTTATTAAGATTAATTAAAAGGAAAAGAATATGGCATTTTTAGATAGCTCTACAGCTGTAATAGACGCGATACTTACACGAAAAGGTAGAGAACTTCTCGCGAGAAACGATGGTAGTTTTCAGATTACCAAATTTGCATTTGGCGACGATGAAATCAATTATCAACTATATGATGCTACCAAAGCAACTGATCAAGACGCTGATATATTGAATCTTCCTGTATTGGAACCTGTATCTAATGAAAATGTGGCTTTACTTTATAGATTAATTACTTTACCAAAAGGTAGTTTAAAGATTGCTAATTTGAAAATTTCCCCCACTTCTGGTACTGTCGGATATGGCACTGACTTAACCGTTAATGTATCTACTGAAAATGGAGAGGATAGCCAGGGTTATGCGGCTACAGTTAGAGATACTGATATAGGGGCTTTAACAAATACTACATCAACACCTAATGTTAATGGTGTGGGTGTTTTTACTATAAGAACTGGCGCTAATGCAGGTGGTAAGGCTGGCCAAACAATAGTGGATATCACAGGTATTAATAGTGGTGCAAGAAAAGAGTTTACTTTAACGGTAAGTGCTTCCGGCGCGGCGGCATAAGGAAATAAATAATGTCTATAAACAATTATGATTTAAATAGAGATGTAATTAATACAGAGGTTCTTTCTAAGACCAATTATGAGATTACATCTGCTACTGCAGCTCAAGAAAGAAACATTAATTCTTTTGTAATGGAAGCTACCTCTACTGGTTTTTTAGTTAACGCTAAGGGGACTACTACAAGCACACCTTTAAGTGCAGCTTTCCGTAATATTTCAAATTATTTCTTTTCTTCATCGGCTGCTAATAGAATACCGGTGGCTCAAAATAATATTGCAACCACAGGTATTTCTAGAGTTATTACTATTGGTAGAACTACAGTAGATGACGCTATATTGTCGGGTAGTGTGACAGGGACATTTTCTTTTGGAACTCAAGCTAATAAAGTCATTATTGATCAACCAGAACAATCTATTTCTGGAGCCGTTGGTCGTAAAGGTGATTTAGTAGAAAAGTCAGATACTACCAATATTGTAGGGACTGTTTTTTATGATACTGGAACAATGGTATTTCACGGTGGTGATTATTCAAGCGACACTAACTTTTTGATTGATTCATCTTCTGGTTTTGTATTTGGACCAGGAGCTACTGCAGG